CGCGACATGCGAAACGGTTAAAACGGTCGGCTCTACAATGTCGGCGCTGGAGAGATATGGAGAGTCAAACGCTTTGCGGTAATGCGTTTTCATATCACTCACCCCCTTGTATTTCGGCTGTCTGCCATCCGGAAATCCAGTACAGGAATTGACTACCTATTTCAGCCCCATCCTGAGCATCTACATCCTCGACTATTAAAGGATGGACGATTCCACCTTTGTCTTTCCATGCCCCAACCCGGTACCGCACCGTTACCTTTTTCGGGGCCATCCTGAGTTGGTTTTGAGAGCAAACTGTAAAAAAACCCTGTGAATCTTCTACGACTGGATGTTCAGTGCTCGAAACCCCGATAAAATGCACAGGTGATCCACTTGGATAACAAACCTGCTCACCCCTCTTCGCAGCTTCCAGGTCAAACGGTTTCATGTATTCACCTCTTTCCATTTCACAGCCGCTATCTCAACCGCTTCACGTAACGAAGCGCCCTTTACTTTCATGTCCACGCAGTTCAGAGTAAAAACTGCTCTTTGTGTCGTGGTCGGGTACGTGTACTCATACCCATCGCACCACTCATTCAGCCAGTCCAGTATCTCTGTATCAGTCATTGGCTCAGGAACAGGCCTATGCTCTGTCCATAGGCGGCTCCAGTTGTCTCTGGCTGTCATGATGTAGCCTCGGAAAGAAATGGATGTCCTGCCGGTAGGGGTTTCTCGTCATCACACACTGAGCATTTCAACCTTGTGAATCTAGCTGGATATGTCTTTGTTTCCTTGTAATCATGTTCCGCGCCGTTCAAGCAGTCTGCTTTTTTGATTCTGTAACTGATGCTAATTAGAGTGGTGAAGATAAATGTCTTTTCGCATCTTATGCATTCCTGATTATGTTTCGTGTCTTCGTCGTAACCATAACCATCATCGTGATTAATCTCATTCACGGTAAGACAATATGGGCAGTGGGTACTCATAAATCCTCCACCATAAACACAGCCACGAAAATCACGGATAGAATTAACTCAATCATCACAGTCTCCTATCGACATAAAACGTCCAACTAAAATACCGAGCGGAACAGAGACTAATATCCATGCTGCTATCCACTCGATGAGAGTCATGATTGCGGGTACTTTGCTAGAATGGCGTCAACATTTGCCTTACTTCCCCATTCTGAACCTCTGTAACTACGCAGCACGCTCACCAGTTCGTCACGCTCTTTCGCCATCCTCTCAAGGCTTATTTCCAGCCCGTGTGCGAACTTGCTCAGGCCAGAAGCAGTCCATCCTCCGTCTAAAGCATCTTGTGGCAACCCATCACACGCATTCCAGCAAGCAACCAGTCGGCGGGCGTTGGCTTCGTTCTGTTCGAGTGATCTGGTTAAAGCCCCACCAGTTGATGCCACCCTGTTTCCGTCTGCTCCGATGATCCATCTAAGATCAGGGGATATTGTTAACTTCCCTTCCGTATGCATGATTCCTCCTGTTAAAACTGGTGAGTGTGGCCGGCACTGATTTCCGGCATATCGTTTAAGTTGCGCGTCCCGGTCGGGTTGATTTTCCGGCAGGTGAGCTAGCATTCGAGCCTTATATATCTGACGCACTATCAGGCCACCCACGACATTTGCGTATCAGCCTACGCATTCACACTCATTTCGGTATTCCCCTGCCTCAATCCCGGACTTAGCCAGAAGGGGATGAAGTCTTATCTTGGCAGAGGATGAAACTCAATTCGTCGCCGGGGTTACTTTCCACCCCAGCAAAAGTCAGCGGCACTAATTTTCTCCGCGCGCCACCGCAGTTAAAGATTGCGGCTCTATGCTCTGTTGCCGCCCTCGCTCACCCTGTTTGACGCACCTAGGAGTTAGAGGTATTTTTCAGGTAAATTCGTATCTTGCGACGGCGGCTTGTTGCTCTTTCCTCTAGCCTGGGCTCACCACTTACGGCTAGACCTTCATTTGTTCGGTTATCCGCTTTGTTTGCGGCATGGGAGAATGATACGGTAACGTATCCTATTTGTCAATACGTAATCGTATCTTTTCTGCTACAATACGCCTACGCGACGGACAAAAAAATACCCTCGGGTGAGGGTGGGGGAGGGTGCTGATAAATGGTGCTGCTGTGTAGTCTGCTCAGCCTGTGGATAACTACGGCTTACCTTGACAAAAAAGGGGTTTTGCTACATTATGGGCCTACGCCGTGACTGCGCCGATAACAGCAGGATCACGAGAGAAATCTCTGACACGGCGCCCCTCTTTTTTCACCAGCCGCTCTTTGGAAACTTTACTAGGCCATAGCCATTAATGCTTCCGGCTGATGATTGCCGAAATGACCCCTCTATTTGGCGAAAGAATCTATCATCGCCAACCCGATAGTGTCTAAATACAGCTCCTGCCACCATATCCGCCAGTTGTATTCCAACGCTCAAATGAGATGGTGCGATGAACAAACCCTCGATCAAGTTTAAGTAACTGGAATAGTTGAATCTGTTTCCGTCAAGCAATTGTTGGTGCAACTCTCTTAACCGACTATCGTCTTTAGGGCCTCGGTGATCGCAGACTATTATTCCATTTACGTGCTGACCTACCGTACGCTGTAGGTCTTGTAGATAATATTGAAAACGTTCAGTGAGTTGCTTATAGGAATACCAGTATAGATCGTCAGCATCGGCTATGTAATTTAATTGGTATGCCAATGGTACATTCGTTGCCACGCAAATTAGCCGTATAGACTTGTAGGTACCTATCATTTGATAGAGTTTTGTACGTACCTCTTCCTTACGGGCTGCATTCAGATGGCTGAGACTGTGCTTCTTGCTCTCCTGTTTCTCGGGTGCAAAATACCGCCATTTAATCTCACCTTTAATCTCGTAAACTTCTTTTAATCGCCTCAAATCCGCCGCAAGCTTAGACCAAAAGTCTTCAGGCACCACGATGCCGCCAAGCACAAATAAAGGCGTGTCGTTTTGTCTTTCAATCGGTGGTGGAGTTCCCGATTCGTCAACAAACAGAATTTGCATTTATACTCTGCTCAACATTATTCCTTCTTCTCGTTCCGAACCCCGCCAAACATTTGGCCCAGGTCAGGTATGTACTTTTCCTTCTCTTTCTCAACTTCCAGCATGTACGCCTGGCGCCTCACCATTTCTGTAAGCCGCAATATCTCATCAGCCATTACCTTCAATTCCGACCGTTTCCCGACTCTGGGCAGCTCGCGCACGATGGCGTCTATCTTGGATAGCTTGACGTTGATCAGGGAGGATAGAGAGTCTTTCACGATGGGGTGGGTTTTTTCTTGCAGACAAGAGCCATCAATGTGTCGGTAATACTTTCTGGCACAACGTCGCTAAAATCCCATTCTGCCGCTTTGTATGATTTTGAATCTAATGCACTACCATCGTTTGAATATAAAACGTTTGAGGTAACAGCCACTTGCTGCATAGAGCAATTAAAAACATATCTAACCAACGAATGAGAATAATCATCAAATCCATCTATGGATAGATGCAATTGCTTCCTTCTTGCAATAACTTGTTCAGCGCTCGATACGTGTCGAGTCCAGACGCCCATCTTTGCATCTGGCATTCGCGTGACTCTAGACGGATCATAATAAACCGCGCTAGAGCCCATATCTGCATATTTAATCCACTTCCCAAGAGTCGGAGGATTAATTTTCACGGGCTCTTCATCCGGCAGCAGCTTATATCCCTCAGTCATGCCAGGACCGCTAAAAGCCAGAAAGAAAACCGCTAAAAGTACCGCTCTTATCACTTCGTCTGCTCACTCACATCATCGTCCATCTCCGCAATGATGCACCTGGCGAATAACGGATTGTTATAAAGTTCGCCCGTATTTCCGATTCGAATGGTTAAATCTCTATACATCAACCCCAAGACTGAGCCTATTATTTCTCCGCTTTTGGATTGCTCCGCCGCTTCGGAAAATGTTTCAATCGTATCGTGGGAAAGGCGCCGTGGAACAAGTTTAACAGTCATTTGTTACCCTCCTTCTTGTTGAGTGTCTTTTTACCATCGGCTCTTGAGTTTCCGCCTGGTTTAAAAAGTGGATCGGCCTTGAAATCGCGGAACGCCGAGTCCTTTCCCTTGAGTTTCTCCGGCTGAAGAATAGCCGTCGATTCTAGTTGCTCAGCTTCCGGCGTATCAACTGTTTTCTTAGTAGGGATAACAGATGTGAGGAATATCCCGTTTTCTATCCAATTTCCCATTACTTCGTCCTGCATAAGCTCTGCAACTTGAAGAATCTTTACTTGGTCTTGGGTGAGGGATTTTTTCTTCAACCCCTTCTCCTTCATTATCCACATTGGCTCATATCCCGCCGCATCAGCCAGCTCAACCAGGAATCTAGCTTTCATATCAACAAGCGATAGGCCCTTTTTCCAATCGTAAATCGATTGAACGGTTACGCCTATCTTTTTGGCTAAGTCTGGCACCTCCATGTTGGTCGCCAAGATCGCCTCCAAGACCCTCTCTTCAAGTGTACTCATAGCCTCAATCATACGATTTATCCTTTAAAGCATACTTGACACATACCAGTAAAGTATGCTTTAATAATTTCCGTGAAAACAAAATTTGCTATTTCTATATTTAAGAACATCTCGGGCCTCGCGTCAGCATTGGGTATATCCGTGCAGGCGATTTATCAATGGGGTGATGAGGTTCCAAAGCTGCGCCAATACGAAATCCGCGAATTGCGCCCCGAGGCGTTCCGCACTTCTTCCAAAAAGGAAGCCGCCTAATGGCTCGAAAAAACCCCGAGAACTGCTTCAACAATCGCGAAGTCGTGTACCTAAACGACGAATTGAAAGAATTTTCCTCGTGGTATTGCCAGAGACAGGACATTTCGTTTTCGGCGTTTACTCGCATGAGCATGTATTACTACATCAAGTACATCGAGACTGAATTATCGAAGCAAAGGGAAAAGACTGCTAGTACCAAAATAGTCACAAACAGTGAACAAAATCATGGCACTAACGGACTATTTACGTCCGCCCAAGTGGCTCAGTTGATTGATGCTTTAACGAAAAAGTAATTGTTTTAAAGAGGGGGCCAGAGGACAGGGAAAAATAGCGCAGCTACCCGCCTCACTTAACCCAGCCCTAGCGGGTGAGTCGTCAGGACTTCCGCGATAAACGTGTTTAACCGGCCTTCAGAAGAGGAACCACCCGGCGTTGGCAACAGACGATGAGAACATTCGATGAGCCTTCGATACTAGATAAACCTCTCCTGATAGCAAATTCCAGTGCCATTTATGGCGGCTCCTGGGGGTGCGGTCAATGCATTGAACGTGAAGAGATGAAATTGTTTTTTAAAAAGCGCCTTATCCAAGAACATAACTTATAAGAATCATGCGGCTACGCGAATATCAAGAAAACGGGATTCTCCTGGTAAAGGATGAAATGCGAAAAGGGAATAAGAGGATTGTTCTCTACGCGCCAACCGGGGCAGGGAAGTCTGCCATGGCATCTGCGATTCTGAAGATGGCGATGGCGAAAGGAAAGAAAGTCGCCTTTCTGGTCAACAGAAAAGCACTTGTTCATCAGTTCAGCCTATCCCTTGATCGGCAGGGCATAAAGCACGGAGTAATACAGGGCCAGAACACATGGGGTCTCGATAAATCAGTATTGGTATGCACAATTCAGACCGTAGCGAGAAGGGGTTTGTCTGATGTTGACTTTGTGATCATTGACGAGGGCCACGCGGTACCCGGCTCTAAGGAATACAGGGAGTTCATATTTGGATTGGGAGGAAAGCCTGTCATATCGCTCACAGCAACACCGTTCGCAAAAGGTATGGCTAAAGCGCACCCGGAATTAGGTAATCAGCCTCTTTTCCAGAGTTTGGTAGTCGTATCAACCATAAAAGAGCTCATAAAACAAGGTTATCTAGTCGATTGCGACATCTTCTCCCCAAGTGAACCTGATTTAAATGGCGTTAAGATGCAAAAAAACGCTTTCGGAGAAACAGACTACTCAGAAAAGGAGCTCGGGGCCGCTGTTGATAAGCCAGATTTGATAGGGGATATCGTTTCCCACTGGCTGAAGCTGGGCAAAGGAAAGCAGACCGTTGTATTCGCCACAAATATCTCTCATTCAAAGCACATAGTTGATCAGTTCGTCGCTGCTGGCGTTAGGGCTGAGCATATAGATGGATACATGGAAGATCATGAGCGCGATCCGATAGCGAAAAGATTTGAAAGCGGAGAAACAACGGTTATCAGCAATGTTTCCGTGCTTAAAGAAGGTTGGGATGTTCCGGCTTGTGAAGTCATGGTTCTGGCACGGCCAACTCGCAGCCTTACGGTATGGATACAGATGGCCGGAAGGATTCTGCGTCCCGCAGAAGGCAAGGAAAGAGCCCTTATTCTTGACCACAGCGGTTCGGTGCATCGCATGGGTTATCCAACAGAGGACTTGCCTCTTGAGTTGTGTGACGGATCAGAAAAGTCCGTTAAGAAGGCAAAAGTAAAAGAAGAAAGAAAGGAAATGAAATGCCCGAAATGCAGTTTTATTAAAAAGACGTTCGTGTGCGGGAATTGCGGACACAAGCCAGAGCAGGAGCATGGAGTAATCCATGCAAATGGTGAATTGAAAGCAGTCGAGAAGAAAGTAATGGGAACTGCTGAGAAGGAGAGGTTATACGCAGAGCTACTTAGGCTTGCCGAAAAGAGAGGGTGGACTCAAGGGCGCTTATCGAATGTGTTTCGTGATCTGTCCGGGGTATGGCCTAACAAATACAGGAACGTCGAATCAAGAGCTCCAAGCTCCGCCACGATAGCGGCAGTGCAGCATCTTTCCATACGCTTCGCTAAATCCAAAGGAGCTAACCATGCTTCCTAACACGATTGAGCAGGCCCAAGGAAAATGGCGCGGCATCCTGGCTCACTACGGACTTACGGAAAGGCAATTATCCGGCAAGCACACAAACTGCCCAATGTGCGGCGGGACTGACCGCTTCAGGCTGGATGACAAGAACGGTACCGGCTCATACATCTGCAACGGATGCGGGGCCGGATATGGAATGGATCTTTTGCAGGGAATAACCGGAATGGAGTTCAAGCATGCCGCAAAAGCCGTCGATCAGATTGTTGGCACAGTCAAAGCAGAGCCAGCAAAGAAGGAAAAGTCAATTGAAGAAATCCGGGCCGATATCAAGCGGATCATGGCCGGAACAAACAGGGGGGACGCGATGGGATACCTCGCAAGCCGCGGTATTACATCCAAGCCGGATTTACGATTTCATTCTGGACTCGAATATTTCCAAGATGGGAAGTTGACCGGCAGGCACCCGGCAATGATCGGCATGGTTCTGGATGCGGCAGGTAAGGGCGTAGCGATCCACAGAACATACCTCAAGAAGGGCGGGAAGGCTGATGTCGAAACGCCGCGCAAAATGTCAGCCGCGCTTGCGCCTCTCGCTGGCTGCGCAATCCGGCTTTATCCGGTAACAGGCGAAATAATGGGCGTTGCAGAGGGCATAGAGACGGCTTGCAGCGCGCATGACAAGTTCGGCATTCCTGTGTGGTCATGTATCAACACAACCCTATTGGAGCAGTTCACGCCGCCTGAAGGAATCAAAAGCGTGGTGATCTTTGGCGACCACGACGCCAACTTCGCCGGACAGCGATCAGCATTCGCGCTGGCGCACCGTCTCGTGTTGAAGGGAATTAACGTGGACGTGCAAATCCCAGAGTTGCCTGGTGACTGGAATGACGAGGCGAATAGATGACATGGCTATTCAGCAAAGCACTGATGGACTCCGTGAACTTGCCCTCTGCGCCGGTGCCGGTGGAGGAATACTCGGCGGCAAGCTGCTCGGATGGCGAACAGTCTGCGCAGTTGAACGTGATGCCTACGCAGCACAAGTTCTGGCGCAACGACAAAACTATGGAATTCTCGAACCTTTCCCGATTTGGTCTCAAATTGAATCTTTTGACGGAAAGCCGTGGCGCGGAATTGTTGACGTCATATCTGGAGGGTTTCCCTGCCAGGACATCAGCGCAGCAGGAAAGGGCGCTGGAATCACAGGAGAGCGCAGCGGACTATGGAAAGAGTTCGCACGGATTATTGGCGAAGTGGAACCCAGATTCGTGTTCGTGGAGAACAGCCCAATGCTCACTATTCGAGGACTTGGAGTTCTCCTTGGAGACTTGGCCTCGATCGGGTTCGATGCGGAATGGGGAGTGTTATCCGCAGAAGATGTTGGTGCACCACACTTGCGCGAGAGATTATGGGTTCTGGGCTACTCCAGCAGGGCAGTCATTGACTCAAATGGTGAATACACCGCACCGGTGGCCTACTCCGAAAGCGAATCCTCGGAATGGGCTGCAGGCCGCAGCGAAGTCCTGGCCAACACCGCAATCGAGCGACGCCAACAAGTGGAGCAATCAGAGTTTAGCTCAGAGAAAAGCAAAGAAACAACAAATACGACTGAATACTGCTGTGTCGCCGGAAGGCGGGAATGGTGGCCAACTGAACCCGACGTGGGTCGAGTGGCTAATGGGGTGGACTTTAGAGTGGACAGACTTAAAGCTCTTGGAAACGGACAAGTTCCGCGTGTGGCAGCAACAGCATGGCGCCTACTTTCAGAACGGGCTGGAATATGAGTGACTTTATCCATCCTCGCACAAAAAACACCTGCTCTGGCTGCATCCATGAAAGATTGGTGCATGGCGAGATGAAATGCAGTCTCGGAGAATTGTGGGGATG